AGTCACGTTACCGTCAGGCATAGCCAGTACAGTGACACCACAAGTGGTGGTTTGGATAGTAGCATCCTCTGGCATGTCAGCCAGCCAATCCTTACGCTCAGCCTTTTGGGTTGCATTCAGTTTGCTATTGGAAAGCACGATGTTTACTCCATTAGTTGAAAAACACATTGTAGAACGGGAAAGAAACCCTGTCAAGTGTGGGGGTTAATCCCTGGGGGTCAGGAATAGGAATTGTTGACCATCACTCGGCCTAGTCCAGAACCAAGTGTCAATAATTTCTGTACAATCTGCCGTGTCCGTCAGTTCGATCTTAGCATCTTGTGGCATAACCGTCAACAGTTCGATCAGTTCTTTTACAGTCATCGTGTACTCCTTCATCCAATAAACACATTGTGCAGCCCAGACCTTACACCAACCTTACAACCCTTTTCCCAGGTCAACTATTGATTGGGGGCTTGACAGAGGCCAAAATTTTATGGTAAAATTTTGGCGCAAATCTGTTGTCCAAAAACAACAGATTTGCATTAGGGGTTTCCCCCTATTGTCAAGCCAGTTTGGCCAGGATCTTCTCCAGCGCGGTCTTGTTTGCCTTGGTCAGACTGTCCACCTCACCCTCGCTCAGTCCCACAACTTCGCCGATCTTTTCAGCCGTGGTATCCTTCTTGACGGGACGTTCGCCATTCTTCGTGGTGTATTCCTTCTTACGGTAAACACCTTCACGGCTCAGTTTTGCCACAACCGAGCGAACGGTTTTGCCCAGGGTTTCAGCGATAGCCTCCACAGTGGTTCCCGCCTTGTAGGCTTCCACCATCTGTGCGGTTTGTTCCGGGGTATAATTCACAGTCTTTTCAGCCATTTGTCAATCTCCTAAAGTGAAGACACATTGTAATGCTTGAACAAATCCCTGTCAAGCGTAGGGTTTTTCACGAACATTGTGAATCTTGATCTCGCCATCAAAAAGACAGATAGCCAGTAACCTAGCATCAGCCGTGTTGCGGGCTTCAATAGTCAAAATATCCTTAGCATCAGAGTAAGGTTCCGAGTAGATGACTTCAAATATCTTGTTCATGTGTGTATTGTGTGCGATTGTGCTGCCCCTGTCAAGTCCCTGCACCTAATGCCCTACTAGGGTTTGTCCCTATTGACAGGTAATCCAGGATGTGTTATAATTTTGGCGCCTCAAAGCCCTACGGGTTGTAGGGGCTTTGAACCAGGCCCTTGACATGGCCCAAAATGTTGTGTTATAATTTTGGCGCCTATAACCCCACGGTCTGTGGGGTCTTTGTTTATGTGGTGGGTTCCTCCACACACCAGCCATCTTCCCGCAATTGTTCCCGACCCTCGGGAGTGCTTTTCATGTTCATCATGTAGCGATCAAGGCTTTCCAACCCCTCGATGATAGCCACACGGTCAGTGTGGTCAACCCACCGCGGCCGCACGCCGTGGACGTCTTTGTGGTAGTCCGAGAAGATGGAAGCCAGTTCTTCCGTCTCGAATTGGTCGTATTGTTCCAAGTCAATCATTACCATTCCCCCAGCCAGGTGTAAGCAGGTACTGTAGTTCCATTTCCGTTCTAATGCGTTTCTGGGCAAGCAAACACAGCGTATCCAAAACCGCCCAGGCTATGGCACAGTTCGGCCCTCTTGTCAAGTAACGCTTACGCTTGCGTGCACTCATTACCATTCTCCCATCAAGATCATGATCAACCCCACAACAACTGTGGGCACTACCAAAAACGCAAACAATCCAACCATTTCCATTATACAGCCTCCGCCAGTTCTTGCAGTTCCCAGTTGACAGGGATTTCATCCCACCTCAACTCCACCGCAACCATGTCCAGTTCAAATGCTTGGATATCTTCTTTGGTCATGTCTGCTGGATAGTACATCTTGCTTCTCCTGTTTGCCTTGCGATAGAGTTATTTTAGTCCAAAACACCAACACAACACAAGTTCAAAATAATGCCCCTGTGTCCTAGTGGGGTATTGACAGCCCCCGAAATGGTGTGATATAATTTCGGCGCACCAAAGCCCCTACAGTCTGTAGGGGCTTTGCCATCAGTCCGTCAAGGCCCGATACAGTTTGTGGTAGTCCACACCATGCTGGTGGGCTGCTGCCCGGCAGGCATCCCGTACGGTCATACGGCAGGCTGCTATCAGTCTCGACGCGGTAATTACCGCAGCATAAAAGTCAGTCATCACAGTTCCTCCAATTGTTCCTGAGCATACTCATGGCAAACCATGTTCAGCATTTCATGCAGTTCAAACATGATGTTATAATCGCCGGTGTCGCTGGACATGTGATACTGCACCAGTGCACGGGCATATCGTTGAGCCAGGTCGTCCATGTGTTCACGAGTTGTCATGATGATCTCCTTGTCTACAGTGAACACAGTATAACGCACAGATAGCGGATGTCAACACCTTTTTTCTTTTCCTCACAAATTGGTAGGGTATTTGCATTGTGTTCATCTCCGTGATACAATGGGACAGGGGCGGTTGTCAGACTCGTGAGTTGCGTACCCCCACATAGCCCACCAACACGGCCTATTTTGGAAAAATTCCCACAACACTTTGTACGCAGACCAAATTTAGACTTGAACCAACCAGCCCCACGTGGTATAATGGACCCGATCGCCAAATTTGGGATCACAACAAAAGGAAAACAACATGAAATTTTTAAACTGGATTACGTCCTCATTCCAACCTCACTATTGTGATGAGATTTACAGCTACCTCAGTCAGAGTGTGGACCTGTGCGACTTGGAAAACCGCATGAAAGCCATACAGAACCGAGGCTACCTATGAAAATAGTCACTTACATCTGGGATGCCATCATCTCATACATTGAAGAACTACACCGTTTCAGAACACGGTATTACAACACCAGCCCATTCGATCGCTATATCTAAAAGGATCAACATGAAAAATAGTTTACTAGACCCACTCTACCAAACCATGATTGGTTTTGAACAAGTACTCAACCGTGCAGCCCTCCCTGCCTCAGCTTACCCACCCTACAACTTGATCAAAACCGACGATTGTTACGTCATCGAAATCGCAGTGAGTGGTTGGAGCCGTCGTGAGTTAGAAGTGTCTCTCACCGGCACAACACTCACTGTGAAGGGTACCAAGGAAAGTACCCAAGAATCCAAGGAGGTTGTCTACTTGGTTCGTGGACTGGCCCACCGCAGCTGGACCAAGACTTGGACCCTAGAACCCGACATCTCCGTGTCAAGTGTGGTCCTTCAAGACGGTGTCCTGACCCTCAAGTTGAACACCAACCACACCAGTTCAACCCAACAGTTTGATATAACCTAAGAGGTCCCTATGCTACCAGCCCAAACCCACCCAGCCGAAACCCTCACCATCGACCCTGAAGGGTTGGAAATCGCCAACTGCTACCTACAGACACAGAGCTTGACCAAAGTAGCGGAAGAGCTGGGGGTCTCAACAGAGCTGGTAGCATCACAATTGAACCGCCGTGAGGTGAAGAGTTACATTGATCAAGTGTTCAAAGATGTGGGCTTCAACAACCGCTTCAAAATGAGGCGAGCAATGGATATGTTGATATCAAAGAAGTTTCAGGAGTTGGACGAAGCAGGAGTGGGGAGTTCCAAGGACATTGCAGACCTATTAGCATTGAGCCACAAAATGACCATTGAACAGCTAGACCGTGAGATTGCGTTGGAAAAAGTTCGTGCCAACAACATCAAGAGTCAAGTGAACGTGCAAATCAATGATGGCGGTAGTGGTAGTAACTATGGTTCACTGTTAGAAAGGTTGTTGAAGCCCAATGCTTAAGATTTCCAGGTCCGACATAGATTGTTACAATATCACTGACTATTCCAGCGATACACGGTTTATCAAGCTGCCCATTGTCAACTATCTCAAGTTGGCCACTGTTGGCGGTGTGCCCATATTCGACAACTTGAACCGCCCACAGATTGCGTTGATCAATGCTGTGAACAGTCCAAATTACCGATTTGTGGTTGCTGCGTTGAGCCGGCGATTGGGCAAGACCTTCATTGCAAACGTGATCGGGCAGTTGGTAGTGTTGATACCAGGCTGCAATGTCCTGATCATGAGCCCCAACTACAACCTCTCCACCATCAGTTTCGAGTTACAGCGTGGGTTTATCAAGCAGTTTGACTTGGAAGTGGTCAAAGACAACCACAAAGACAAGGTGATTGAACTCAGCAATGGCAGCACCATCAGAATGGGGTCGATCACCACTGTAGACAGTAGTGTTGGTCGCAGTTACAACCTGATCATATTTGACGAAGCTGCACTGGGTGATGATGGCGAGGAAGCCTTTAATGTCTCATTGCGCCCCACATTGGACCGTCCAGGGTCGAAGGCCATCTTTATTAGTACTCCACGAGGCAAACACAACTGGTTTAGTAAGTTCTACAACCGTGGTTGGGATGACAGTTACCCTCAGTGGATTTCATTGCAAGCCGACTATACGGAAAATGAACGCATGCTGGAGAGCGACGTTGAAGAGGCTCGCAGGTCGATGAGCAAAGCCGAGTTTGAGCAGGAGTACATGGCGAGTTTCAACACTTTCGAGGGTCAGATCTTCAATTTCAATGAAGACACAATGAAGTGTGATTATGTACCATGTGATGGCGACGAGTGTATTGCAGGTATTGACGTGGG